TCCACGTTCAGGTTGTTGTTCAGAGCAGGCGTGTAGTCAAGGATACCAGCCATTTGCAATGCAGACGCAACGTCAGCAGAACACATCAGCATGTTACCTTTACCACGACGAGTCTGTTGACCAATCGCATTTGCATCACGCTCGATACCGAACATCAGACCCTTGAACTTCTCAACCGACCAACGACCATTGGAGTCTGTATCCAAGTCGAAGATACCGGCAGTTGTCGTGTTAACCTGAGCACCTTTGACGGCAGCAACATAAACACGGCGAACAACTTCACGGTTGATTTCAGCAAGAATCTCAGAACTCAGAATGTTAGCCAGTTCTGTTTCAGCGTCCAAACCATGAATCGCTTTCAGGTCTTGAGCCAGTTCCATCGTGTACTCAGCTTTCAGAGCACGAGTCACGGCGGTAACCGTGGACTTGTCGATGGAGAACGCCATTTCAGCGAAAGCATTTGTGGATGTATCACCCAGTGCTTCACCCTGAGCAGTCGTCATACCAGTAGCAGAAGTGTAAGTACCAGCAGAAGGACTGTCGTTCAGAACGGCAGGATTAGTTTCTGTTGCACCAACATCACCACCACCAGTTGTACCAGCAGCGTTTTGGTTAGAAGCACCAGCCTTACCAGGCAGAGCTTCGTCAACCAGAGCTTCTGCACCATCCGAAGACAGGAACGAAGCACGCATCGCGAAAATGAGGCCTGTCGGACCAGTCATAGGCTGGACACCACAGATATCATAAGCGATCAGGTTAGGCATCGCGCGACGAACGAGCGAGATAAGAATGGGATCCCAGTTAGAAATGGAACCACCAGTCGAGTTGATAGGAGCGGCTTCCGAAAGGAAAGCACGGTCTTCCATCAACGCTTTTTCTTGGTTTTCAAGAATAACGGTTGTGACGGCACGGCGATAGTTATCATCGATTCTAGGAAGTTCAGGATGATCTAGGACTGGCTGCCACTTTTCTTGTAGATGTTCTGTTTGAAACATTTTTGTTTCTCCTTTTATTTTTCTACAGTTAATTTATAAAATATGCACTATTTGGTACGACTGATTGCCGACAAATACTTTTGAATCGTATCAGTCGTATCAATGTCCTGTGCTGGTTCTTCACTATCTCCATCAACAATCGCGAAAGTTTCTTGTCCACCAGTTTTGGGGAAATAACCTTCTTTCAGTGTGTCGAGCTTCTGACGGAAACTTTCTTCACTCACAAATTCCAACTCTTCAGTCAGAGATTTGAATTTTTCCATTTCAGTAACGGTAAGTTCCTCAGACATTTCATGCATAACTGCATCTCTTGTCAGAGACTCAACAACTTTTCTTCTCTCAACATTCTCTTCAATAGAGGTATTGAGTTTTTCTTCAAGCTCAGAAATCTTTTCAGACTGAGCTTCAAGAATGTCATACTTCTCGTCAGGAACGTCAATGTAGTGATCTTCAAACAGTTGTTTCAAACCGGAAATGAAATCTTCAGCAATTTCGCCCTTGAGGCCACGCTCAACAGCAATTTCGTTTTCTCTCATCCACTCTTCAACAACGTAAGAAAGATAACCATCGACTTTTTCCGACAGTTCTTCTTTAACCACTTCAGTGGCTTCTTCAAGTTGAACGGCATAACTTTCTTCCATCCGTACAACTTCGCTACGAATCTTAGACTTAACAGCAGCTTCAAAAATTGTAGCAGCCTTAATCTTGAACTCTTCAGAGAGATCTTCTCCAGAAATCAAAGCAGAGACATCTTCTTTGACGTTAATATCAGAAATTCTTTCTTCAACGCCGTCATCCGTTTCTTCATGCATACCCATATTCATGGAATATGTAGCCATAAGGTCTTTTTTGTTCATACCTTCCATTTTTTTATGCATGGCAGCCATAAGATCTTTCTTGCTCATTTCTTCCATTTCTTCTTCCTCTTCTTGAGCATCTTCTTTGACTTTTTTCAAGTGCTTCATGGGTTCAGGTTTACCTTCATCATCCTGTTGTTCGTCTCCACTAACTTCTTTCGCACTTTTATCAGTGACATCAGTTGGGGATTTTTTTGCGTCCGGTTCAACGACTGGCTCTCCGCCATCTTGAACTTCACCGCCTGGTGTTTTACCTTTCACTTTTTCAGTCTTTTCAGCGGGAGCAGCGCTTTTCATAGGAGCATCCGCACCATTGGCTTCTTCAAGTTCAGCTAGAACTTCAGCCTCAAGCTCCTCAATTGTTGTATCTAGTTCAGACATGGATTTCTCCTTATTTTTTGTTTATACTATTTATAAATTATAACATTTTAAGGAATTTAGCAAACTCTAACGCTTCTTTATTCGTTTGCCTTTTATGTTCTTTGACATCAAATTCCTTTTTCAATTTAGCAAGATGCGCTTCAACCAAAGCACCGTGATCCCATACCCACTCTTTACCTTCCATAACACCTTCTACAAAAGCGTTTGGAGCAGACGGGTCTGCAACAATATCAGCCGCAGTCGCTAAATAGAAATCATCTCTCACATAGTTAGCACCATTTTTTTGGTCTAAACTTCCCATGCCTCTAGAGGAAACTCCCAGTTTTGCACCTTCATCCATAAGGTTCTTAACTATTTCTCCCATAGGGGTTTTCAAAATCTTTGCCTCACCAATGAAATTCTTACCATCTGGTTTCAGTGATGTAACCATATGGGAGACGCGCTCAAGGTTGACTGTTGGGCCATCAGGATGTCCCAGTTCACCATACGCTCTGTTTTCTTTGATGAATTTTTCGTTATACCGATTTACTTCATTCGTTAGAATTTCCATAGGGTATACACGACCGTTTCTGTTCTTAATATCCGCCTGCATAAAAACGCCACGAATTTTGTAATTCTTATCGCCGCTTTCTTTTTCTTCGCAGACATACTCTATTTCTTCAACGGCTTCAGAAAATAATTTTACAACTTGCATTTCATAACTCCTAAGAAGTATAGTTAACGTCTTTCTTAAACTCAATCAAGACAAATCCAGATGTACCGTAACATGTCATTTCATGATCGCCAGACGTTGCAGTTGTATTTGTTGCGGCAGATTTAATAAGTCCCGCTGTACCATCGTAATGCCCTGTTCCAGCCAAACGAATCTGCACAACATCAGCTGATGCACCTTTTTCTTGAATATCTATATGTCCTGTATCGTCATTGGCAGTTCCTTGAACCAGTCCCCACCAAATTCTTGCGATATCTAATTTTGCGCCATTAGCATGTCCGGCCAGCGCACTTGCGTCTAGAATAGCGTTATTTGCAGTTGTATCATCTTCGATGTTAACCAAAATAGTCACAGTTCCGCCAGCGCCAGCAGCATTTACAGCAGTATCTCTTAATGTTCTAGTTGCAAAGGCCATCCTCTAACTCCTTAAATCGAAAGCATTTCTTTTTCAAAGTATGCCATGATCTTTTTTTCTGGCACTTTGTATTTCTTCGATGTATCTTTTATTACTTTTTCAAAACTATTTAGGAAATCTGAAGGTTTAGAATCCATGACCTTGAAAACAGAGTCGATAGCATCTTTCATCTTTGGAGAAAGTCTTTTATACTCCTTAGACATTTTATGCTCGTCTTTTTCAACGACCACATTTTCATAAAGATCTTCAATCCTCTTCATTTTCCACACTCTTAGTGTTTACAAAAGTTGCAGCCAATTCTTTTCTTCTATCTTCCAAAGCATCACCTACTTTATGAGAGATCGCATGTTTAAATGCGTCCTCTGCTTCTATATTGTTACCACCTGCTACCATATCTACAAATTCTCTACTCGTCACTGTTGCTCTCCTTCATCAGCATTTGGATCCATACCATAGGCAAGTGCCGCTCTATCTCCAGTGTCCATTTCTGGATCAACTGCCATGCCGCCCGGATCTGTTGGGTATCTTGTGATGCCATCACCACCATCATTCGGCACACCACCATCCATTGGATCTTTTTCTGCCTCAGATGCAATTTGGTCACGCATATCAGCTATCTCAGCATCATTCATACGCAACACATGTTTCAAAACATATTCTTTACTGAAGAATGTTCCAATGTATGCTTCTACATTTTGTAGTGTGCTAATACGGTCATTCAACAACTCTGCTTCTTTCAGTTCTGCAAAATGGCCATCTTTGAGAAAATCATATTGAATATGTTCTTTCATTATATCCCAGTCTTCTAGAGAGATAATGCTCTTTAACAATAACTGAGTTTTCAAAACGTCCGTAAAGAGATGAACAAACTTTTTTCTTAGCTTCTGAATAAACTTGGTAAACTTGAGTTCATCTCTTGTAATATCTGTGCTTCTACCAAGACTAAAACTTGATTCCGATTCAAGTCTGGAAATAGGAACATTCAATGACCGATAGAGTTTCTTCTGGAAATATTGAATATCATCAATCTCACCAAGATTAGAACCACCCGGCAGTGTTGTGATTTCTGTGCCTCGACCACCTTCTCTTCGTGGGAGCCAGAAGTCTTCCAACATACTCATGTGATTTCTATCATCTCGTATTTCACCAGTTGATGCATCGTAGACCAACTTGTTGCGATAACGATTCATCACATCTTTGAGATATTGTTCTGCTTTTATCTTAGGAAGATTGCCAACATCAATATAGAATATACGACGCTCAGGAGCCCTAGAAATACGATAGATGACCAACGCATCTTCAATCATCCTCAATTGATTGACAGGCTTGATTGCCTTGTGTAAGTAAGATAAAACCTTACCACTGTTTTGATCAACTACACCAGATGGACAATACGTTATTGCGTCACCAGCAATTCTAATCCCCTGTTGAGCTCCACCATATCCGGCAGAATGCAACCCTTTTTCATTATAGATGTAATACTCTTCAATCTTCTTAATCTTATCTACACCAGTGGCTTGGTCTTTCTCTTTTTTTACTTCCCTTACTTTTCTAATCTTAGTCGCATCAATATACCGTAATGTGCTTACGCCTTTTTTAGGATTTTTGGGGTCAATAACTTTATGGAAAAAAATTCTTCCATCAACATACCAACGTCTAAAGATATCATGACCTTTTTGTTCAAATTCTAAAAGAGAGAGGACATTATCAAATTCTTTGCGAATAAGTCTTTTAATTTTTTCTGGGTAGGGAAGTCTATCAAGAGTAACCATGACAGACTGAGAAAATTCATCTGAAGTTATTGCTTCGTTAACGATATCTTCGACTGCACTGTCACATTCTGGTTGTTGTGCAATATCTCTATAACGTCGAATTAAATCTAGCTCGGTTCTTTCTCGTCCATCCGTATCAAGAACAGAAGAGAAAAAACCGCCACCAGCGACTTCGATGCTACCGTCGTCAGGAGTCGGGACAGTGAAAGTATCTCCACTGTCCTGAGCCCCTTTTCGAGTAATACTAAAACCAAATAGTTCTGCCATTATATCTCC